CCGAGGGCGTTCCTGTTGCACACGAAGGTTCAGGCATCTTTGCAGGGTGGGCATGATGGCAGTACATCAGTATTGGCGCGTAAAGACGACTTCGCTCTCTATTAGTGAGTCTTATTATGTAAGCATCGCAGAAATTATCATCAAAGACGTGAATGGGAATGATGTTACGTCGGTTGGTTCTTCTATTTCTAGCGGCGACGAAGCAGGAAGCAGCAAAGATAATGCGTTTGACGGCAATTCATCTACTTTGTGGTTTGGCAGTTCTACTGCCGGAGGATGGATAGGTCGTAATTTTGGCGGATCACTAAAAGATGTAAAAGACATTTACATAATGCAGAAAGCTGTTGGTGACGGAACTCCTCCTGGTATGTATTACACTGGGCTTGATATTGAATATTCAGATGATGGGGTTTCGTATTCAATCGCCAAAAGTTTTACGGCCCTTGCGGCACCTACTCCGAGTACTTATAAGTTATTTTCGATGGTGGATCATACGACTTTCTCTTATACTGGGTCCGTGTATGCGCCAACGTCCGGGCGTTTGCGGACAGCGGTGTTTTTTCCGGTTCGGCACTTGGGGATTTGATCATGGCTGGTAATCTGCTCGCGGCCTGCACGGCTGAAATCGCACTCACGGCGGCTACTGCGAAGACCGTGATCCAGGCAACGGCACCGTCAAACATCCGTGTTAAGATCACCGGATGGGGGGTCGCATTCGATGCCGTGGACCCGAATGCTGAACCGGTGCAGGTCGCCATTTATCGGCAGACGACGGCAGGGACGATGACCTCATTGTCTCCTGTGAGCACAAACGCTTGTTCTGAGACGGTGCAGACGACGGCCTCACATACAGCGACGGCAGAGCCGACTAACGGCAACCTTCTAGATGCGTTCGAGGTCCATCCTCAATCTGGGTACGAGAAACTGTATCCGTTAGGGTCCGAGATTATCATCCCCGGTGGTGGGCGCGTCGGCATCGTATGTACTGCTCCGGCTGGAGTGAACGTCAGGGCGAAGTTCTTTATGGAAGAGTGATCGTGTATGACGAGCCTGATCCTGACGAGCCTGATGATGACGGGTTGAACGATCCTGATGGGATGAATGACTTCGATGACTGAGGTTAATTATACTTCTCCGGGGCCTGTAGCAAGCAACTTTATCCGTTGTCGGGATAAGATGTCGCTTATTTGCGGGCCTATCGGATCAGGTAAATCAGCCGCTTGTGTCATCAAGATTTTGTCCCTCTGCTGCACGCAGAATAAAGGCCCTGACGGGATTCGTAGATCACGATGGGCTATTGTGCGTAATACTCGTGATCAGTTGAAAGACACGACACTCCGCACATGGTTCGACTGGATACGCCCTAACTCAAGTCCGCAAGCAAATGACGGCTTAGGTAGTTGGCGCGAGAGTGAGCGCACATTCATTCTTCAGTTTGACGACGTATATGCGGAAATCATGTTCCGCCCGCTCGATAAACCCGATGATGTTGGGCGCTTGCTGTCGCTTGAACTAACTGGCGCTTGGTTTAATGAGTGTCGGGAAATTCCAGTACTTTTATTCGGGCGTGCTTATGAGCGTTGCGGTCGATACCCGTCGCAACGTAATGGTGGTTCTGCGTGGTCGGGTATCATCGCCGATACGAATGCTCCGATGTTTGATTCGGATTGGTATCGCGTAATGGAAGGGCTTCCTATCAAGGACGATGAACCTGAGAGTGTTATTCCATGTTCTATTTTCCGTCAGCCTTCAGGACTATCACCTGAAGCCGAGAACACGCAGCACTTAGCGCCTGGGTATTACGCTGATAAAGCTAAGGGTAAAACAAGCGACGAAGTAGAGGTCTATATTCACGGCCGCTACGGTGTATCTGATTACGGCAAGCCTGTATTTGCGCGCCAATTCAAGCGGCAGGTACACGTAGCTAAAGAGTCTTTGAAACCGATTCTGGGTGCTCCAGTAATCGTAGGCATTGATCCCGGACTATCCTTCGGCGCTGCATTTTTTCAAGTCGACTGGCAAGGGCGTGTATTCCTGCTGCGAGAAATCGCCAGTTTCGATATGGGGCTAAACAAAGTCTGCGAGACGTTGTTGATCCCGATGCTGCGAAACGTCTTTACCGGGTGTCCTGTTAGTGTCGTGATTGACCCGGCAGGGCTCAACCGTTCTTCAAACGACGAGAAGCGCGCGACGGACATTCTTCGAAGCTTCAAGCTCCAGTGCCGGCCAGCGGAGAACAATGACCCGGTGTCGCGTGTGCAAGCCCTTCGGCAACTCTTGGAGTCGTGGACAGAAGAAGGCCCGAAGTTGCTCATCGACCCGAGTTGCACCATGCTGGTCCGAGGGTTTACCCTAAAGTACATGTTCCAGAAGTACCGTGACGGGAACACTGCGGAGACGCCCTTGAAGAATGAGTACTCGCATGTGATGGATGCCGCCGGCTATGCAGCGATGTATCTCACGCGCGGATTCCGTTACGAGGATGCTCAGCCGCTTGATGATTTCCGCGAATTGCTTTTATCGCAGCAGACTCGTGGGCCTGCTGATGCGTATACGGGGTATTGATAATGCCGGTTCAAGATACTGATGAGCGTTACAAGGCCCTCACGTCGCAGATTGAGTCTGTCTTTTCATTAGCGAAAGCGGATCGGCTCCCGTATGAACAACGGTGGATGTCTAATCATCTTCAGTATCGCGGAGTGTATGATAAGAAAGTAACAATCGAGAAAGGTAAGTCGCGTGTATATCCGCGTGACACCCGCGTAAAAGTTGAAGGCTTCGTTGCTAAGCTGATGGAACTAATGTTCCCGGCATCGGAGTCTAACTTTACTTTTCAGCCTTCTCCTGTACCTGAGATTCCCCCCGAAGATTTGCAACAAATCACGCAGCAGTTAACGCAGCAGCTACAGCGTCAGCCTACGCCGGAAGAACTCAATACGGCGGTATATGCGTTTGCTGAACAACGCGCTGATAATATGACGAAGGAATGTCAAGACCAGTTGTTCGAAACTGATTGGACGCAGAAGTGCAAGTTCGTCGTGCGCAGTGGCGGTAAATACGGGCTCGGCATCATGCGCGGCCCTGATGTTGTTTTCAAAGAAAAGCGGTTCTACATTTTCGATCCTTTGACCGGAGCACCTTCGTCTGAGTCTGAAGAAGTGCCTAAGCCGGTATTCGATACCGTCTCCGTGTGGCGTGCGTATCCTGATTTTTCTGCAACGCAGTGGGAAGATCAGCAGTTCTTTTTTGAAGAAGTCGTCATGCCGCGTATCTCTGTGTACGCGCTGGCTAAGCGGAAAGAGTTCCGTGGCACGTTGATTCGGCAATGGTTGAGCGAACACAGTTCAGGTAACTACGTGCCGGGTACTTGGGAATCTACGACTCGGCTTGCTGAGTACCCTGAGAGTACTAATCAGCGGCCCCGTAATCGTCAATATATGTTACGTAGGTTCGTCGGGTTTATTCGTGCAAAGTACCTGCGCAAGATTCCAATGATGGTTGATTTGCCAGCCGACGATGAGCAGGACGTATTCATCGACGCTTGGACGCTGGATGGCATTATTGTCAAGGCTGTTACGCCCCCTTTCGGTGATAAGCCATCCGACTTATACCACGGATTTATTTATCTAGGAGATGAAGAATCTCCTATTTGCGGTACGGGCATGCCTGAAAATCTGCGTGATTCGCAGATGCAGTTGTGCGCAATGAGCCGCGCCCTGATGGATAATATTGCATGTGTCGCTGGACCTGTCATTGAGGTCAATACCGACGTACTAATGTCGGGCGAAGAAAAGAAAGACGTTCGTTCTTTTACCACATTTCGTCGTCAAGGCATGGGAGCTGAAGCTAGCATTCCGGCGATCCGCAATATCACAATGGAATCCCATATCCCTGAGTTACTGAGCACGATTCGCTACCAGCGCGAAGTGCTGGACACGGAATCTATGCTTCCTTCCTGGTTAATGGGACAGACGCAGCAACTCGGCGAAGCGTTCCGTACATCGAATAATATGTCCATGATGCAGGGCGGGGCTAACCTATTTGCCAAGGATACTATCCGAGCTTTTGATAGTTTCATCAAGTCGCTGATCACGTCGCTATATAATTGGAACATGACGTTCAATGATAAGGAAGAAATCAAGGGCGACTACGACGTAATCCCTCGCGGTAGTATTTCGCTGCTTGCACGTGAGGTACGTGGACAGGCTCTTGACCAATTGTTCATGACGCTGACGCCTGAAGAACGTGCGCTTGTCGATACGCGCGAAGCACTTATCGAACGGTTCAAATCGCGCGATCTGCCTACGTCATTAGTCAGGGATGAGAACAGTGCTGCGCAGATACAGCAACAACAGGCTGCTACGGCTCAAGCGCAGATGCAGTCTGAACAGAATATGTCGGCTGCCAAGGCTGATAATCTGAAGGCCGATACTGCTAAGACAATAGCTGAAGCGCAGAGCATCGGAGCAATGCTGCCCGTGAATATGAAGACCGCCATCGCCGATAGCGCGACTAATGTTATCCACGCAATGGGAGGCGCCGCAAACAGTGCCTAATAAAGAACACGAAATACTTGCCATGCTCAGAGCCGAGCGCGGTAATCCTGCGCTCAAGCTGATGATCGAACTGCTTCAGGTTCGCATGAACCGCTTTGCGGAGCAGCGCATCGACAGCGATGATCAGCGCCTTGCCGGGCGCGCTTGCGAATGTCGCGATTTAATCAAACGACTCTTGACAGTTGACCCCGATGACATGATGATTTCTTCAGAGGAAAATCCGTAATGAACGAGACACCGGAAGACGATTTCAGCAGTTTCTTTTCCGCCGCTCTGACCGGTGAGCCGGAGCCGTCGCCCGAAGAATCGACCCCTGAGACTCCTGCTGAGCCTATTGCTGAACTTGAGCCGGAACCGGTCCCAGAAGAACCGACTCCCGAGGAGCCGGCTCCTGAAGAACCCGCCCCCGTCGTAGCTGCTACGCCCGATCCGTCTGAAGCCCTGCGTGCTGAACTCGCGCAACTCAAGGCCGAAATCGAGCGCCTGCGCACGCAGCCTACTCCTGTTGAACCGGCTCCTACTCATGTCGATCCTGATGCCGAGGTGCTTGCGGAGTTCGCTGATCAGTGGCCGGGCCATCACAAGGCTGTGCAGGCCATGATCCGTCAAGCTGTTGCCGACGCGGTAGGCGGGCTGGCGCAGCAACTCAAGCCGACGGTCCAGTCTGTTCAGAGAACGGAACTGACGAAGCTACACGACGAGATTCGCACGCTGGAGCCCGACTTCGACAAGCTGGCGACGCCTGTTGCTGAGTGGGTGAAAGGCATCCCTGACTCGATGGCAGGGTTGCGTCAGGGCATGATTGATGCTCTGTGGCCGACCAATCGGCCCGCCAGTGCGCAGGAGATCGCTCAGGTCTTCAAGATGTATCGCGCATGGAACCCCGGCGCGGCTCCTGTTACTCAGACTACACCTGAACCTGCCGCTACTCCGACCCCGCAGCAGCCCAAGCCTACGCGGTCGAACGTGCGCGATATTTTGAAGACGATGGCACCTGTAAGCTCCAGGCCGGTTGCTCCTGCGGCTGATCCGGACGAGGATGATTTTGGAAGTAACTTTGCACAGGCGCTTCGCAGCGTCTAATACGAGGGCTATATAATGGCTGTAGTTTCTAGGTTTGGCGATATTGGCTCGCGTACCGCTGCGTATGCTATTGCCGATTTGCTGAAGCGGGCGATCCCGCTGATGCCGCTGGAGAAGTTTGCTCAGGCGGCGATCATCCCGACCAACCAGACGACGACCGTCAAGTGGCGTCGATTCGAGCCGCTGCCGGCGACTACGACTCCGCTGACTGAGGGCGTGACTCCGGCGGGCTTTACTCCGACGGTGACGGACGTTACCGCTACGCTCGTCCAGTACGGTGCCTACATCGGTCACTCCGATGTCATTATGGACGTGGCGACTGATCCGGTGCTGGAGCAGTACAAGCAGATTCTCGCTGCGCAGTGTGCTGTTACGCTGGAGACGGTTCGATATAACGCCCTGCTCGGCGGCACGAATGTGTTCTACTCTAATGGCTCGTCCCGTTCGGCGGTGAATACGGCGCTGTCTGAGACGTTGATGCGCAAGGTCGCTCGTCATTTGGCGCGTTACAATGCTCGCCCGATCAATCAGATCACGGCTTCTACTCCGTCCTATGCGACGCA